CGCCCATAACCCCACACCTGGTGCATTGCAACACCTTGACATGCTCTGGCAGATTATCGGTAATAATGCGCTCAATCTGGTCGGTTATTTTCTTGCATTTGCGGCACTCATAACGGATTGTGATGTTCATTCAAAGGCCTTCCGGCATTTTCTGCAATAGAACAAAATGGGATCAATGCACAAATACCCGGCTCCATCTGCATCCTCTACTACTCCACAAGTGGTGCATTGATCCTTGGCCAAAATGAAATCATCAAGATTTACCCATCCGGCAGCTGTGTGAATTCGTATCTCTCCCATTACTTCACACTGGCAATCTTTGGCACCCAGGTGCCTTCAGCGTTAAGCACAAACCAATTAGCTGCGCACTGCTCGCCACTGTTTCGATCCTTACGACATCCCATTCCATAATATGCCTTGCCATTTTTTTCCCCTGATACCTCCATGCGCTCGCCATGAATGCAATTGTATGCATCAAAAGTTGGCCCCTCTGGTTCACTTAATGGCGCAGCCCAGGGGTCATAGGCATCTTGTTGCTCCGGCTTTTTGATTGCCGTTACGGTTGCTTTTGGCGTTTCTTGCCGCGCTTTGATTTCCTGAAGGCTTGCAATCTTTTTGCTAGGAATGCCGATAGCAATAGCGCAACGACCCCACGCACTTGTTTCAGCATTCATCAACTCACTTCCCTTTGTGTAAGGAGTGCGCCCTGGCACCTCTTCCCACGCACAAGCAATGGCCGGGCATGGGTCAAATGGATCACGATAGAGTGCAGCTGTGTAGGCAATGTAGGTAATGCCTGCAACCTCCACAATCTTAAATGGCTCCATGGGATTTGCTGGCCTAAACACGGCTTCTGGGTACATTTCTTTTACGCGCTTGATGCGCTCTGCCACATCAACATAATCATCCATTGCAAAACTCATAACATCATCCCTTCATCTAAGGCAATCCACACAATACAGTTATTGCCCTTGGCATTTGGCCGGGTTCGGCCGCTATCAAAGACAAGGCCCTGCTTAACTAATGAGCCCCGTGATGGCCTGACACTATTGCCATCGATGCGCGTAACACTTTCCACTTCTTGATCGGTTGCCCCATCTAATCCACGGCTTTCAATAAATGAATAGACGGCGCGATTGATTGTTCCAATATGCGGCTCAACAAATAGCAATGCTTCCAGTGATGTGCGCTGATAAGTCATGGCCTGTTGGCCACATCGCGGCGGCCAACTCCCTTACCTAAGTCAAAGCCTGCTTGAAAACCTTTATCAAGGCCAGCCTCCTTGCCCACCAAATAGCCTGCATACATGATCACGCTGCACATTGATGTAATGATTGTGAAGATAGCCCAATCAGGAAAGGCGCTCATTTGCCTGCCTCGCCTTCAAGTTTCCAATACGCCTGGATTGTCTTGTCCATGTCAAAGCGAAATTGACCACCAATCGGCTTCATGGCTTTGATTTTGCCATCGCGTACCATGCGGCGCAATGTGCCAGATGAGATTTCTAGCATTGCTGCCATGGCCGTTGTGCTTAAGTATGTTGGCTCCATTAGTCGCTCCATGTTGCGGCGTAATCTGTAAGGATTGCAATGTCACCGGCAATAGCACCATCAAATACCGCCTGGTGTGGCTCAGCAATTGATTTCAAATATGCAGCTGCTAACAAATAATCTGCATAAGTATCACACCAAAATGCAAACTGCCAATTGTAGTCAACCTCAGTTTGAGGAATGACCGGCTCAAATCGATCGGCTTTTTCTTTCCAATCGGTGCCAGCCCAACGCATTTGCATGGTTGTTAAATGGTCAAAATCTGTTGCTGTGATGTCTAATGTAATTTTCATGTGAGGCCCCTCGCTAAGTACCACCAACGGTGATATGCCTAGGATAGACGATATAGACACAATAGACAAGATAGACGGCTTTCGGCGTGTCTAACGCTCCAGCAGAATGGTGTAAATGTGATCAAGTCGTGCCTCTAGCCTGTTGACCTGCTCTTTTAGGCTTTTGCCATTGGCCTCTGGCCCTATTTCGGCCATGATTGAGCGCACTATAAACCTTACGGCTGCATATAGCCCAGACAAGATGGCCATGACACCTACGGCCACAGCCACCCATGCCTGGACTCCCATGTTACTTCTTACCTAATCCAAATTGCTTCTCATTTGGCTGCAATGCCTTCAAGACTGGCCCCACAAGGCCGGCTATAAATGCATTAGCCAACACCTTAGGATCAGAAATACCCGACATATACAGAGCTGCTACGCAAGCAATTGCTGCGCGTAAATACGACAAGGCCGCCGCTTTGATTTGTGCGTTCATGGTTTTTCTCCTTGTATTTTTTTTATCAATGCCGCCGCCTTGACTGCATCAATACTAATCTCAAAATGCATCTCATCCTTGCGCGATTGATAATCGCCTCCCCATTTTAATCCCCATTTGTGTGCAAGGGCTCTCAGCATTGGCACTTTGCCCGGCTCAAATGTTCCCACTTGACCTAATGGGTGACGGCTTGCATTTAGATCAATGGCCGTTCCACTTGAATGATTGCTCAACTTATCCGTAGTGCCTCGCACCATCCTGTAGCAATAGCCCCAGTCATCCAGGCTGCCTACATCTAACGGCTCTATTAAGTTATGAAACTCTGCAGCAAAGCCTACTAACAACGGTGCTACCTTTTCGGCGCATCGCAGTTTAATGAGCGTGCCTGGCACGGCATAGGACTTGATGCCAATTTCTGCCTGGTCTTTAGATGCAGGCCAGCCGTTGTAAGAGTTCACTAACTCAGCAGCAGTTTTGCTTCATCGGCAGTAATGCCTAGTTTGGCTAGTAGTGCTGCTTTATCGGTCGCGGCTTGCTCCAAAGTTTTTAAGTATTCAGCATCTTTAACTTGTTGCGCTTTGTAAGCCGTAAACTCATCATCTGTCATTTCGCGGTCAGTAATTTCATTAGTTTCAACATTGTGGATTCTCATTATTGGTTTCATTATTTCACTCCATAAAAGTAGGTCGTTCCGCCAGCCCAAGTGCCGCCAGTATTTGAAAGTACAATAGAAGTTATCGCGCCATTGTTTGCACTCATTATGCCGCCAGCAATTAAACCGACTGCGCCTGCGTAATAATTGCCCGTCCAAACGAATGCCTTATTGTAGTTATTGGCCGCCGTGTAGTTGTAAATCTGTATCTGGCCGCCATTATCTGCATTTGTTCTGTCATAGGTTGCAGGAGTTTGTAGGATATTTGTAGTGCTACTGAAAGAACCGCTTGAAACCAATCCTGAAATCCTTGCAATTCCGCCATCGCCGTTAGAGTCAATCCTGAAAAACCCATCTCCTGTGTTGTTAGTAAACTCGTTAAAGACTAAAAGTAAATAAGTATAAGTCTGCGGAATTGATGAGAGTGTAACGCTTGCGCCGCTCATTGTGGTAGTACTGATTAAAGTCGTACCACCGCCGCTTGCAGGCGTAGCCCATTTCAATCCTAGCCCTTGGGCTGAATCTGCCGTGAGGACTTGGTTATTAGTACCTATTGGAATCCTGGCATCTAGTGTAGAGAAGCCGTATAGATCGCCTTTAGTTGTAAGTGGTGACCCACCTGCATCGGCTGCATCTACTGCAAAGAAGAAAGCCGCGCTAGTGGTATTAAAGTAAAGTGTGCCGGCATCGTATTGTTTTAAGGCTAGCGTTGCACTTGTGTTAACTGTTGCCGTGCCTGCCGTTACCGTGCAGACTCCAGCGCCTACATTTTGTATTTGTACCGTGTCACCTGCTGCAAACAAAGCTGTATTGACTGTAATGGTGGTAGCCCCTGCCGCGTTCATCTGTACGACTGTGCCAGCATCGGCGGCCACTAGGACATAACTGGCAGTTTTGGCCGTAGTTGATCCACCGCCCATAGCCGTCTGCTGCAGGCTTGTCATCTGCGCCGCCGTAAGGACCTGGCCCGTTGTAAAGGTTTGCTTAGCCATTATTCACCTGCCTGTTCATAGTTAGTAGGATAGTACATTGGTGTCCAAAATCCCGTAAAGCGCGCTATCAAGGATGAAAGCATCAATTATTGGCTCCAAGGTAGTCATAACCACACGCCATTGATTTGGCGTAATTGTCATGGCTTTGCCAAAGACTTGCAGCGTTTTGGTCAAATCTGTTGAGCCAGGTTGGGCCGTAGTAATAGTCACCGGATCAAAGAAATCCAAATTAAGAGCTGCAATGATGCCTGCATTGTAGTTGTTAGTGTATAAATCCAACTCAATGGCATCACATCGTACCGTTGTTTCGGCATTAGATGCCACGAATGCCTGGGCATAATTAAGAGCCGTTGCCGTATCCTGCATCAAAAGATTTTGCTGATTGTAGGAGTGCAAGAAATACTTGGCCACGCTTGCTGAATCTGTGGCCGTTTGCGTGGCAAGCCCCGTAGCCGTAATTTGAGCTGAGTTAAAGATGAGCAGGTCATTGAGTACCCACACGGCATTAAAGTAATCGATGCCAAGGCCATCATCGCTAAAAACTACCGGGGTGCCAGCAACACTAGATGCAGTCAATGCCCTATCTTGGAATACAAAACTGCCAGTTGCATCTACATAAAATGCACCAAATTCTGTAGCCTCAATTGTCTGGCATGCTGCAAGGCTAGTGCGAGCTGTACCAGGATCAATCTGAACCGTGGTGAGCCCGGCATCCACATCCCTCATCGATGCTGGCCAAGAAATTTGGTCAAGAATATTATTGATGCGTGCCCCAGTTAATTGGCCTGCACTTGTGCCTGCCACTGTTGAAATCTGGGCATTACTTGCTAAGCGAAATGCATCAACGGCTGTAATGGTAGTGAGTGCGACCTCTGATGTGCCAGCGGCAGGAATCGATGTGGAAAAACCTGTAATAAATCCGCTAAATACGGGATAGGTGGTACTCAGTAGTGTCACCGTATCGGTATAAGTGGCCGTAATCTGCACTTTGCGCATAGGTGTAAGGAGTTGATAGTAGGGCCCCGAAATGTTCATTGGGTTGAAGTCACCATTTTGATCCACAATGACCATTGTCAATGTGCCAGTCTGGAATTGATTGGTCTGGACATTGCGGCCACGCTTGGTTTGGATGCTGTTGACCACATTGCTTACATCAACAATAACAGCAGCTGCATCTGCCAATATATTAGTGTCAAGAATGCCTGTATCTAGCAAAAGAGATTGTGCGAAACTAGGGCCAGTTGAAAAATTTATGACCGCGTTAATTGTTGGGACTGTCATATTGGTGACAACAATGAACCTGGTGGGAAAAGGACATTGCCAGCGCGACCATTATCAATAATTGCATCCTGCACGGCCGTTACTACAACCGTCGAATCAGTAACGACTTTAATCACCGGAGTTTTAGGCACTGAGGCTGCGTCTTTCAATGCTTTAATAGCATCGGATAATTGTTGTGCAAGTAAGGCATTAGCAGCATCAGTAGCAGTTGATGTAAAACCTGTTGCGCCTTGAAATGGGCCAGTACCGCCACCACCACCGCCACTATTTGTAGCCGGGAACGGCGTAAAACCTGTTGCGCCTTGGAAAGGGCCTGTGGTTGGTATTGTTGATAACGCTGATTTAAACCCTCTCAAACCTGATGCGACTAACTCTAAATCCCCATTCAATACAGTCGATTTCAATATTGTGCCATCAAGGGCCAGGGTAAATTTACCTAAGTTTGCAATGGCTACAGCCTCAGCAATGGCCTTGTCTGCCATGACTTTGGCTAAATTCTCAGAGGCACTTTTTACGCCTGCAGCACTTTCATCTAAGATTGCCAACATTGCTCGCAAGCGTGCCTTAGTGTCTTCATCCGTTGCTTGGGCTAAGGCTGCAAGAATGCCAATGCGCTCTAGGTCAAATTTCTTCTTCAACTCATCCAAGGCCGCTTGATCCTTTTTAAGTTGCAACTCCTCTTTGGTCGCCTTGTTTTTAGCCGTCAACGCGTTCAATTCTTCTTTTTTCTGCTTGGCTAATTTAACCGCTGCGTTCTTATCTGCCGTGGCAATGTAAGCATTAGCAGCTGCCCCACCAAATTTCTGCCTTTGTAACATATCTGTTTTGGCATTTTTGGCATTAAACTCATTCATTTGTGTTATGGGATTGGTACCCTTTTTGTTGTAAATAAAGAAACCAAAAATTGTCGCCAATCGTTCTATGCCGATAATGGCATCACTAATACCTGTTGCAAAATCATTAATACCCTTAAGTGCGCCATCAAATCCACCTGCTCCACCTGCTTCAGTAAGTGCCTGCACCAATCCCTTGCCAATAGTTTCAGATGCATTAGCCGCAGCCACATTCAGTTTATCCAATTGGCCTGCGTATGTGCCGGCAGCCGTGGCCGCTTGACCACCTGAAACTTTGGCAATTTGTACAAGTATTTGCTCATAATTCATTGATGCTAATTGAGTCTTGCTTAAACCTAAATTGTACTTTATCAATCCACGCGTATTGCCAGCGTAAGCCCTTGATAAATCAGCGGCAACACTAACCACATCAGTGGAATTCATGGCGGCTAAGTCAAGGGCAGTATTGAGCAAATCCTGTGACTTACGCCAATCACCCGTGGTGGTTAATAGTTTTTGATAAGCCGGCCTTAATTGGTCATCAAGCACACCTGTTTGAGTTTCAAGGGTCGCAATAAAATCCTTGACGGCAGGATTGGCGTATGAAACTCCAAGGTTATCTAATGATTTGCCAAGGATTTGTGCGGCTTTGTCATCTGCTGCAAATGCTTTAACTGATGCCTTGCCAAATGACAGCATTTTTTGTGCAGCAAATAAACCCAAGAATGTCTTGCCCAATGCTTTGATAGTTTTGTCAAAACCTTTAATGTCTTTCTTAGCTTTGTTTAATCCCTTGGGATCATATCTAGTGGTAGCTGTGACTAATAAATTGGGCATTAGGCCGCCAATCCATATCCAGTTTGATTGCCAGCACCGCCAACAGCGTTAAAGGTATTGACTGCCTTATCAATGTCCTTGGCCACTGCCAAAGTTGCCTTGCCTTGATCTTGCTCCCATGCCTTAAATATCAATCGGCCGCGCTCTGCGCCTTTGCCGTAAAGTGAGCCCATTGCCCCAATAAATAACTGGCCTGCCTGTGGGTTATTGGACGCACCTTGGCCGCCTGCGGTTTTTCGCCCGGCTGTTTCATAAATGGCACCTGCTGGTGAATTATTGCGCACATAATACTGAGCGCGATAGCCCTGTTTATTTTGCAGGCTTTTGCCTTGGCGATATACAATTCCAGCCGTGACTTCTGCCGTGTCAAAAAGTGGGAACTTGCGCACGCGGCCTTTTGTGTTAAAGATTGCTTCGGATTCTACCTTGTTGCGTTTTTGCCAGCCCGAAAGGTAAGTGGGAAATCCAATGGGCACATCTGCCCTGGCCTTATCGCGGATGCCAAGCATGACAGCCTTGATGTCTTTGTTCATCTCTTTGGTAAGGTCCCTATCAAACTTGCGCATGGCCTTCAAAGTAGATTCAACGCCTGTAATGTCTAGTGGCAACTGCGCGCTCCTTTGCTCGATCGTTAAACACTTGCAGTATTGCTTGAAACATCCTCTCATCCATCGCAAGGATTTCATCTGGGCTGATATGCATTTCCACCGCTAGTGAGGCCACTAGATAGGTGAGGCTGTCCCGATCTATTTTTTTACAGGTTCATCATCCATAACTTCAACGGCGATCAGAGTGTTAAGCCATTCATCTCCAAATGGTGGAATGACCTCAACGCGCTGAAGGCAATTGTGCGCAAGCCAGTAAATATCAGTCTGAGATTCAGAATCTCTAAATCTTTTATGAATTCCTGAGCCTGCGTACTTTTCAAAGGCTACTTCAACCACTGGGGTGATTTGCACAATCACATCCCCAGAGGCCCTAGTGATTTTTAAGCGTGCCATGTTTTACTCCTTAGAATGAGACGGTTGGTGAGACTGTGACTGCTGTGTTGACGGTAAAGGACAAACTGGATGCAGCTTCATCGGCTACGCCGCCATTGCCAACTGGGGTCAAGTTGTTGACAAAAATGGAAAATTGATATGACGGATTTGTTGCCGCTACTGGTGTGCCCTTGACTGTAATCATGGAAACGGCCAAAGTGGTTGCAAATGCTGCATTCAATGTGGTCATTACTTGTGATGCTGCCCAGTCATTGAAAAAGTCAATGGTCAAAACCGCGGCCTGGAGCCCAGCCGTCACCCTGTGGCTGGAATCGCCCATGGATGTGACCTCAATTTCATCTACTGTTTGCGTCAAACTAACGGCGCTGACATAACTTGAAATGTCAATCGATGGAACGGTTGGCGCGGCTGCAGTTGCAAGTTTCACGCCAACATTATTATTTAAATATATTGCCATTTAGTTTTCCTCTTTTTCTGTTGTCGTTGGCTTAGCAGCCTCTTTTGTGTCTTTGACTTGGCCCACCTTGATAAGCCAAGCCAAATTCTCTGCGTTTGTATCGCTCATGTTTATCTCCTTATGACCAGGTTGTTAGGACTGTAATTGAGAAATCGGATGTGAGCATAGGCCCACTAGGTGCATCCAACAGAGATGGAGCACTTGCTCCGGTGATGTTGAATACCAATGATGATGATGCAAGTTTATTAAACACTGCAACAATGGTTGACTCAATGCCGTTCAAATTCCCCTGGTTGTCCAGATAGGGCACCGTCATAATAATTTTAAAGTTAGCCATGCAGCTAATTGAGGCCTGAGAGTTATTGCTGGGCACAAGGTAGGGATCACTGGGCGCAACTATCACTGAGTTGGCAAGAATTACTGGAGGTGGATATGAGAATGTGCTCCACACACCGGCATTGGCCAGCGCCGTTGCTATCGTTGTGCGCAGTGTTGTAAGTGCTACCGGCATCGCTCATCCAACCATTGCGCTTGGATTTAGATATGGCGCAAGCAATCCCCTAATTGATGCCATCAATGTGTTTGACATTCTAAAAGGACTTGGTGCATAACCATCGATGCCCAAGCCACCATTTTGGGTAGCCTGGCGTGATTGCCAAATGTTTGTGGCAAGCATAAGGCTGGCCGACCTAATGGCCGCTGTTGCCGCGTATGAAGTTTGTTTATCATCTGGGCCTGCCATCGTGCCGTAAGGCTGAACCAAATGCATGGGATCATCAGCTGCAACACTTGTAAATTGAATGTACTGATATCCCAAAGGGTAGTTGTATCTGCTAGGCAAAAACACCGTTGTGGTAGTTACGGCATAAGGGCCTGTGCCAGTAATGGTCTTAGTGCCGTTATAGCCTGCGCCTGAGTTGGTAATGGTTATGGATTGACCCGTTACAAAT